TTGTAGTTTGTATCGACAGCTTGCTGTCTAACTTTGTTTGTAAATTTATGATCGTTTAATCCTGTTGCTAAAGTTCTCAAGGCATCAGCTGCATGTGAACTCCAGTCATGAACAGGTTTAATTTTATAAACTCTTTCTTTATCAGAGAATTTTCTGTGATAATGTCTAAGAGCATTAATGAGAGTTCCGCAATTATCGACATCTATATAACATCTAGGCAGCAACATTTTTACTGCATGAATGCCATCTTCAATCGGCATCCTGGGAGCTACTCTAAATCTTAGTCCCATCTGATAAGCAACCTCTCGTCTGGTTTTGCCAGATCCAAATTCTGTTTGTTCTAAATCATGAGGACCATAATTAGTCTCGATGATATAGTCTTTCTCTTTGATGACTTGAGCATAATGAGGAAAAGCCTCATTCTTATTTTCATAGTAGTCAACAATATGAATGTTATGTCCGATCTGCTGAAAAAAAATAATTGCAGTCTGATCGTTAAATCCAAGATCCCAGGCTGTATTAACTGGATATGATGGATCTATTGGAACTCTAGTAATTTGTTTTTTGTCATCCAATGAAGCAATAAGATCTCCATAGATAGAACCTTGAATATTGCCGATAAAAGAACATTCAAACTCTTGTTCGTATTTCTGAGAACCCATCACAGCTAAAGCTGCCTGGAGTTCTTCCTTATCTACAATTTTTGTCTGGCTGGCTTTTGCTACATACAGAAACCATTTAGGATCGGATTGCGCCTTTTGGTAATAATCATAAAAAATATTTGCCATTCCTTTTGGAGTTCCAACAAGGATCATAAAACCTTTCCTATCAGACAAAGCTGGAGTAACCACTTCATTAATCAGAACTGGATTAATTTGTGCAGTCTCATCAATAATACATCCATCTAAATATATTCCTCTTAAACTATCTGGATTTTCAGATGACAACAGAGTAATCCTAGCACCATTTATAAAATCAGCTCTTAACTCTGTCTGATTATATTTCATACCTGGTATATTTTTTGTAAAATGCACTAGGTAATCGTAAGCTATCTTCTTTGCTTGGCTATAAGTCGGAGCTATATAGGCATACCTTGGTTGATGATTTTTATTTATCATACAACACTTAATAAGGTGGTTTATGCAAAGTGTACTTTTTCCAAATCTTCTATGACATGAAAGTAAGCTATATCTAAATTTATCTAATTGTTCGTGAATATAGGCTTGATGCTTTCTTGGTGTATAAGGTATTGTAACTTTCATTAATGAAAAGTCGGTGTTTTATCTGTATGCCAGTACCTCATTTTTATCTTAGCAAACACAAAGTCAGCAAATTCTATAATATCGTCTTGATTGGCAAATCCATCAAAACTAATAACCAGCTCATTATTGTAAGTTGTAAAGCTATAAGCTGATATATTTTTGTACTTATCTTTAATTTTATCGTTCATGTGTTTGTGCCTGTGATTGACCTATAATTAATCGTTATTATTACGCAGCCAGTTATTTGAGGTGTAGTCCATTTTTCCAGGATCTAAATAATATTTTCCAGAAAAACAGATATTAATTGATGACCAATCAATTACTCTAGCAAGCTATTCAATAATAATTAAAAGACTTGGTGCAATATCGGTGCAACATTCATTAGATCCAAACCTCATGACGCAAAGATCAAACTTTCGCTGTGTCTGTAATACCGATCTCAACATCATCTGGAGTTACATCAACAACATCATTCTCTGGTTTTGACCAGGCAATCTCAATTTTAGTTTCTTGCTTGATCTCTTGTTTGTCTCCATAGATTGGAATGAGTTTAGAAGCTAACCACTTGGCTAACTGAACTTTCTCTCTAACAATCATTATGTTTCGATTGTCAGCACCTTCAAGCTCATCCATGGCTTTCTCAATATATGACTGAGCTCCAATTCTTCTGCATTCCTGGATCTGTTTTGAAAACTCTTTATTGTTTGAGATCTCTTTGTAAATTCTTGTTAAGCCTGGCATATCTTTGTCTTTGCTAATTCTAGCAAGAGGAACACCTTGCATTAATTGTTGGCAAATCTTTTCAGATATTTGCTTTGTGATTACTAGCTCTTTGCTCATTGTATTTAATTATATTCTTGGCAGATCTGGCTTTACCTTCAGCACTTTTCGGACCTGAACTTTTGCCTCCATGCACTCTGCATCTAATTCTACCATTCTTGCAAATTATTCCTGGAGCTCTGCAAGGTCTTTTGCCTTGCTTTGTAAGTGTCTCACATTGTAGTTTTAAATCTCTCCACTTGACCATTCTGTTTTAATTTCAAGCCAAGATGTTTCTGTTTGAAAAAAGAAAAAAGAGAAAAAGAAAATTAACTTCAGTCTTTAGCAATACTGTTTTAAAAACAGTTACTTTTTATTTTACAGCTGTTTGCTTATTTGTCTAGGCTAGGATTATAATATGTTTTTAAAAGAAATATTTTTATTTGAGGATATAACTAATAACTAAATTTTCTGTCGAATATGTCAAGACTTTCTTTAATTATTTTATAAGTAAGTTTATCTAAGATGTTATCATACATTCGTTTAACAGTTGTTCGATGATAAACAAGATACTTTCCTATTCTTACAAAACTATTTCTTTTAGCTCTTAACCATAAAATCTTTTTATCAAGTAAAGGATCTTCTGATACACCATCAACCATTAACAATAGATCTATTGCCAAACCATAATTAGTCATCTGTCTTGGAGTTGCTCTTAACTTTAATTTCTTTTCATAATAACCAATATCTGATGGAAGGTAGCTTGTTTCAATTAACTGATACATTGAAGGACATCTGTTGTTATTTGGTTTAGAAAGAAATCTCTCACACTTAGCTGCATCATCCAGGATAAGCTCCAGATTTTTTCTAACTCTAATATAATTATTTAAATCATATTCTATTTTTGATGACATTGCGTAAAACCCATGGATATTGTAATTGATCTTCAGTAATCTTTTTTAGATCTCTTTCTGGCAAATCTATGAGCTCATCGTACAATTCATATTGGTCAAGATTTGAATAAAGATACTCTTTTTTTAATTGTTTTGTGTGGATCTCTTTGAGATGACTATTTAATACTCTCCAGCCATAATTTGAGAATTTTTTAAATCCAATACTTTCCAAAAACTTCTTGTGAGCTGGCATACCGAATTTTATGTATTGACCTTGTTGTATGCTTATTAATGGCAAATCCAGGTGTTTAATTTGCGATAATGCTGCAAGCTCTTCCTGGACCTCATCTTTGCTCATTTGGAATTGACCTCCAATATTAACAATTCTGATAAAAGCTTCACCTTTTTTAACATTGTAATTGGAACAGCAATATTGATAGATCCTGAATTGATTATCAGTCAATGGTAATTGAAAAATATTAGGATCTGTTAAGTAAAATTTTGACATATTTATCTTGCCTTAAAAAGTTGTTGTTATGCTCGTTAGCTTCAGTAACTCTTTTGAGTAGGTAATCTTTAGATTGGCATTCTGGAATATGCTGCTGCACTTTCCATTCTAGGTACTCTAACATTTGATCTGGTGTTAATTTTAATCTCTGTCCATCTGTAAGATTATTTTTTACATGAAATTCTGTAATTTCTCTGTTTTCGCTATTTTCATCTACTGTGTACCAAATAGTCAAAAATGGTATTTTGGCTGCCTTAGCCATGTATTTATATGGTCTGTAAAGCCAGGCTGATTTAGTCCTAAATTGGTTATCCTTGTTGTAAATATGATCTGCCAGCAATAATGGTTTAGCACAGGCTGGACAAATTGAAACTTGGTCCAGATCTGAATAGGCAACTCCATTGTGCTGCTTTCTATGCCAATAGCTAAAAGGAGACACTAATTGATCAAAATACTGATTTCTAGGCATATTTTATGCCTTACTTTACCGAGCTTATAAGTCAAGACCAACAGTCTAAAAATGTTGATTATTTTGACAAAATTGTTATATATCAGACATTATATTATGAATTGTAAAGTTCCCAAAAAAGAAAACAAAGCCACTCTCGAATGGAAACCAAGAATACCAAATAGAGGCGAACCATTAAATTTTGATCATTTCGAAATTTGGATTAGCAATGGTAGTTCAAAAGTAACTCTTTTTTTTGAAGATAAACATGAAAACTTATTAGTTCTTAAAATAGATGGATCTAGTGATTTAGTCTATGGAGCAGCCTTAAATAGAGTACCTGATAAATCATTAGAAGAATTTAGGAAAGCATGGATAAATGCAAAATTAGATTATGTCTCTGCAAAACCATCAAAGAGAGAAGAAAATTATGATGTTAAAGTAGGTAATAAAAAAATTGAGTTTAAATCTCAAAAAGAAATTTTTTTCAATTATGGTGCTCCAAATGAAATGCTTGCATATAAAGCAAGACGTTCAGGTTTTGATTTATCTGAAATAGCTGAAAAAACTGGTCTGCATGTTTCAATGGTAAGTAAGCAAATCAAAGGTGAAAGAGATATTACAAGAGAACAAGCTTTTCTTTATTCTAAATGTTTTGGATGTGATCCAGCAGATATTTTATTTGCAGTTCCAAGAGTTCCAATTTGGTCCACAGTAAATTTTTTAGAATTTACAAATGCAAACCTTCCTTTTAATCCAGGCGAATTAATTGCAACGCAAGATCAAAATGAATATGTAATATGTCCAAGAAATATTTACAGACCTGATGTAAAGGCAGTTAAAGTTAAATCTCCTGGATCTTATTTAGATGGAATGGTTTTATTTTATTACGCAACATCAGATGTAAAACAAGATTGTATTGGAAGGTTATCAATCATTGGTGAAGATGACGATGGATTTGATGATTTAATGAAAGAATTAAGATTTGGAGAAACACAAAGATATTTTATTGGAATTTTAGAACAGGCTAAAGGCAAAACAACTTTAATTAACCCAGATCCTTTTGCTTATGCAGCCTTAGAAACTCAAGGCACAGTAATAATAAAAAATGTAACTCCAACATTTGCTTCACCAATAGTTGGAATGATACATCCTGATAAAATTATAGTTGATCAACACGCAAAAAAATTATTTAGAGCTAATGACCATGTTTATTCAACACAAAGACAAATAGAAGAACAGTACAAAAAACGATCACAAATTTTAGATATGCAATCTAAATTAGAAAAAGAAAACAAAAAATTAAGAGATGAGCTCAATATTAAAATGAAAGAAGCTAAAAAAGAATTAGCAAAATTAACATATAAAGTTGAAGCAAGAGAAAAATTAAATTCAGGATTTGGAATAAATTTGTTTGGAGTACCTGGAAAAGTCAGAAACACAAAAGGTGGCTTACTTGATCTTGAAAAACCTAAACAAAGAAAAAAAAGAGCATGAAAAAATTAGTAAATCCTTTTAATGGCAAACAAGATTATTTTTGTAATTATAAAGATGCTGCTGATCATTTACAAATGACAGTTGGACAACTTAAATATAGATACACAAACGAATGCACTTTACATGAGAGTTTAATTCCAAAAAGATCTTTTTTACATGGCAAAGCTGGTTTTTGGTTAAAAGATTTAGACCAATACAAGAACAACAACATTGGTTTAGTAAGGAAAAAGAAACAAAAAGTAGCTGAAAAAAAAGAAACAGCAGAAGTGATAGAATTAAAAAGATCGTAAGTCACATTAGACTGTTAGTCTAAAATCTCTTGCATACTTAGACTGAGTAATTATATCGGTCTTAATGCAATTAAATAATAAAATTTTACAAGATCCGCTAAAGGAAAAAACATTACCAGAATTTGCAATCAAATTAGGTATTAATCATTATAGCAGCACTCAATTTTCTATTCCTGATGCAGCTTGGTTATTCAAATATATTTACTGCACTCAAGAACAAAGAAGAGAATTATTTGAAAGTAACTCAGCAATGGAAGCTGGCAAAAGAGTTGGTGAAGCATTGCAAAGAGTTTATGCAGAAACAATTTATAAAATTAATCCATTAACAAAAAAAGTAGCTCCAACACAAAATGAAAAACTTAGCATGGAAAATGCGGTCCAGGAGCAAATAGAAATATTTAAAGATTATGTTCCAGTAAATGAAAAAGACAGCGATAAAAAAATTAAATATCTGGAGGAAGTTCCAGAAGTAATTAAAAATGCTGATGCTGGTTTAAAAGAGCTTGGTGTAGCAAGTCCTGTAACTTGCGAAAGACAAATATCAATCGATGCTGATAAATTGGAAGGAAACTTACAAGTTACCACTTCATTACTTCCAGTTGTTGGTAGGATTGATTTTGATTTTGGTAATCAAAATGAGCTCGGTGAAAATCCGACAGAAGCATTTTCTTCTTCGTTGGCTTCTGCCTTTCCTCATAAGATTATTGAATTAAAAACTAAGTATAGCCGCTTAGGCAAGGTAAAAAAGGATGGATCAAGGAGTTTTCTTGTTTCTTCTCCCCCAGCTACACCAAGCTTTAATCATTTAGTCCAATGTGCAGTTTATGCAGCTAACTGGAATTTTAAAATTCCTGTTTATTTAATTTATGCAACAGCAACAGGTTATCAAATCTTTGATAGCACTAACTGTCATCACTTAACTCAAAAAGGCTTAATTAAAAATTTGCAAATTATGATGAGAACTTTCATCAGAAGAGAAAAAATTTTATCTCAATATCAAGAACTTACAAAAGAAGAAATTATAGAAAATGCAGTTGATATGATGGATATGAATGCCGATCATCCTTATGCTTGGAATGGATTAACACCAGAACTTTTAAAGGAGGCTAAAGATTTATGGAAAGTAAGTTAATAAAAGAATTTTATGTACAGCAAAGAGCTGAGCAGAAGAGGAAGGCTGCACTCAAAAAATTAGCAGCAATAACACTAGGAGTAATATGTCTAATACTGATAATAATATAATTCCAGACGATATTATTTTGACCATTAATGATTTTAAAAGATCAAAAAATGGATCGATGATTAATATTCATGGTAAAGAATATGCTCAAGTTTCTCATAGAATTGCTGTTGCAAGAAGAAACTTAGGAGGAAAACTTCAGATCCTAACTGAGATCATTTCAATAGATAAAGATACTGTTGTTATGAAAGCATCAGGATTGATTGGAGAAAAAGTAATTGCAACAGGTCATGCAGAAGAAAAAAGATCTGCATCAAGAATAAATCAAACTTCAGCACTTGAGAATTGTGAAACTTCAGCAGTTGGCAGAATGTTAGCTTTTGTTGGTATAACAAATGATCAAATTGCATCAGCTGAAGAAGTTTCAACTGCTGTTGAGCAGCAAGATAAAAAAATTCAGAATGCACTAAAAGAGCTTAACTCAGTTAGTCATGCTGGAAACTACAAGGAATGGATTTCGAAAAATAAAGTATTCCTTTCAGAATTGAAGAACAAAAATCCTTTGAGCTACAAAGCTTTCATGGAGAAATTCACTTCAGTTAAAACCAATCTGCAACAAAAAGGAGTAATCCAATAATGTCAGATCAAGAAAAAAAAGATAGACCAGATCTTGGAGCTGCGTTTATCGCAACAAATAAAAAATCACCACAAAGCTACGACATGTCAGGAACTATTGTCGTTAATGGAACTAAGCACAAGTTTGGTGCTTACAAACAAAAGGCAAGTGGTAAAGGCAAACTTCCAGAAGGCACAGAGTTTTATACTTTTTACAGAGTAGAACTAGCTGATGGTGAGAGCCAATCTTCATTTAATCCTTCGGAGCTGGAGGCTTAACATGAACCCAGACAAATTTAAAAGTGTTGCAATCAACATTTCTACATATCGAATGTTAGAAGAGCTTTCACAGAAAAAATTTGAGCTGCCAATCTCAATGTCTAAGACAGTTGAGTTCTATATTCAAAAAGCTCATAAGGATTTTGCATCTAATGCCAAAAAGAAATCTCAATAGAAGATTAGAGCAATTAGAAAAATCCAGACAAGATGATTATGGATCATTCAATCGCAACATGAAAAAAATTGCGTCTGCTTGGTCCATCATCTTAGATAAATATTTAAAGCAAGACATTCCAGGATGGATTGTTCCATTGCTTTATGCTCAAGCAAAATTAATTAGAGCAACACATAAATTCAAAGCAGATACTTATGATGATGCTCTTGCCTACATAGTACAAGCACATGACATGCACAAAGAAAAATCAGAAGAGATTGATACCGATGCCTTACTGGGAATGGAAACTAAACCAAGAACTGGCAAACAAATCGACCTGGAATAAAGATGAACAATTTAGGAAGCAATATAAAAAATATTTAAAAGATGAGTACAGAAAAAGACCTCAGCCAAATGATTAATATTCATACAAATATTTTGAAATTTCCTAACAAAAAAGAAAACGAACAGTTATTACAACAAAAAACTGAAAATGAAAAATTAATACAGACAATAGCAATGAAGATGGAACAAAAAAATTTTGATCAACTTCCTCTAATTGATGTTGAAATTGAAATGCTTTCAAATCATGGTGAAACAATAGAGTTTCCCCCAACAATAGCTGCAAGACTAATTAGTGTTCTTGCAACTCAAATCAAACGTAACAAATATATAGAGGAGGATTTCCTATGAGGAAAAGAAAAAGCTTTTGTTCTATGAGCAAAAAGCAATTTTTAGATCCAGCTACTGGTCCATTTAGACGATTGGACAACACAGCCTGGTATATAAAAAAGAGAGATAATAAAAATTGTTTCTTTTTAAATTTACAATCTAAATTTCAGCAGATGCCTGATGCTTGTTTTAAAGCAACAACTGAAGGATCTCCTGACATTGATGTTCAAATAATTAATCAAGACATTGCAAAGTTTATGGAGGCTAACAATGACAAGGCATAAAACAGCAGATACAGAAAGATTTGCAAAGATGATAGGAGGCAATCTTAGATTTTTAAGATTAAACAGAGCAACATTCATGCCTCAAAAAGTAGTTGCTGATCATCTTGGTATTACACACCAACAAATAAATAAATATGAAAATGGATTAAATGTTCCATGTTCATACAGATTAGTTCAGTTATCAGATTTTTTTAAAGTTAAATGCGATGACTTAGTAAATCCAAGTTATATCCATGACATGACTAAGAGCAATCAAGTTTTAGAAAGGCATTGGCAGTATGAAAATATCAATAAAGGAGGAACAAATGGCAATTTATAAATCAGAACAATTTCATATTGATATTGAAAGGCAAGATTATCCAGATGCTGATTGTAAATTTATGATTACTCTTTGGCATACTCCAAAAGGTTTAAATAGCAGAGAACTTATTGCTGTTGGTTTAACAGACAACATGCCAAAATTACAAAGCACTAGAAATAAAGGCAATGTAGTTGAAAGTGTAACTCTACCTCAAGAACTAAAAATACCTGATGTCTCTGAGAAACAATACAACAACTTAAAAAAAGAAATTGTTGAAATGTCTCAAATGCTAAAAGAGAAAGAAGAGTACATAAAAAAACTTACAAGAACACATGTCAAAGATTATTAAAACAACAACAGGAGAGGCAAGCTTTGTGATGGAAGAAGTATTTTCTAATGAGGAAGATGCAGCTGAAGGCACAAATCCTGTCTCCCAGGAAGTTAAGAATTTAGAACTTAAAATTAATAACACTAAATGGAAAAAAGATAATGACTAATATTCCACATGATTTGCCTTATGATGGCAAGATACAAAGATTAAAAAGAAGATACCAAGGATTAGCCAGAGTGGCTGCTGCAATAAATGATTTATATATTTATGGAGTATATCCTTCTAACTTTCCTAATTTAACAACAGTCCTTGAACAAGCTAAGGACCATTGCAAAGAAATAATTAAAGAAACTAAAAAAGAAATAGCTTTCATAGAAAATCCTAATGGAATGTATGACTTAGTTATGGATGAACAATTACCTGATGCTGATGAACACAGAGATATTAAAGACAAAGATTAAAGAAAAAGTAATATTAGATAAAGAGCACCAAAAGATTATTTCTTCTTTGCATAATAATATTGAAAAATTAGAAAAAGAATTATCTGAGCTCAAAAACTTAGAAAGTCATCATAAAAATATAAATGGCAAGCTGCATCAAGTTATTGATAAATTGAATAAAGATAATGAGCAGTTAAAAAAAGAGAACCAAGTAATAAGAGAAGGTAACGATTATCTTGGAGTATTTAGTAAAGATCTTATAAATAAATTTAAAAAGCTTTCAGACGATATGACAGCTAATATTAAAGCAGCAACTCCTGTTGCAAAACTTCATAACAAAAATGTATTGTTTATGAAATCAGTACAAGCTTTAATTCGTTTTAATACTGAATTAGAACAAATCTTAAAAAACTTTACAAAAAATTAAGCTCTTACAGCCACAGAGACTGCGATTAAGCAGCCTCCATGACCTTACATACCTATTTTTTTTTTGAAATTACTTGAGAAATTAGATCAGCATTAGTTGCAGTTTCTTTTGCAACAGCAACTTCTGATCTTGCCTGGTTACTCATAGCAACAAGTTTATTACCATAGATCCCAGCAGTAGTTGAGAATTGTGTATGACCAACAATACTCTTAACTTGGTTTTGACTTAACACTCCAAATTTATTCATAGCAGCAATCAAGTGTGATGCTAATCTATGTCTAAACATTTTAGTTGGAGAACCTTTAAGCGGAGATGAATTAATAACTACATGACCATCTCTTTTACAAGTGATGTCAGCTAGTCCCATCGCAGCATAAGCTTTCCAAATATGAGCATTAATATATTTATAACCTAATGGACCATTACCTCTGTCGCTTGGTAATAACCAAACAGAATATTTATAATTTTCATCTAAATACTCTAACCATTCAGTCAAAAATTGAGCAGCATTCTTATCAATAGGAATTGATCTTCTTGCTCCTCTGTTTTTAGTTTGATTTAAATAACCACCTTCTGCTGGAATGTAAGTTCCTTTGATATGCAAAAGCATCTTTTTTAAATCCACATTTGCTTTCTTTAAAGCAGACAATTCAGATGCTCTTAATCCAAACAGAAACAGCAAACAAACAATAGCAAAAGTATTTGTGCTATTTGTATTTGTACCAAACTCTGATTTTAATTTAACCAACATCTTGAGGATCTTAACATCATCTAAGATTTCAACTTCCTTGCCATATCTTTGATCATCATCTTTTGGTTTTATGTAACCAAATTTATGAACCTGGAAAGTAGTCATACTCATGTTAGGATTTAATCCATCAGCATTAGCTTCTCTTAAAAAATACTTAATATCTTTAACTGCATTAATAAGAGATTTATATGGAACTCCATCATCTGATGCTTTCATTAAAAAAGACTTCATGTGCTTATTTCCAAAATCTGAAAGCAACACATCTTCATCATTACTAACTTTATTATTTTCAGATAATTCATCAATACGATTAGGACCTTTTAAATATTTTAAAATTCTTAATCTGTAAGTGATGTCATATCTATTAGCAGATGCTTGTCTAATACCTTTGTCAGCAGAATTTTCATTCTTCTTAGCTTCAGCAAAATTTGCAAAAGCATCGACAAATCTTAGACCTCTAACAGCAACTTGATTGATCTTGTTATTTTTTACAGCTTCAGCAGCATCAAGATTTGCCATAAACTGCTTAGCTTCTGTTTTAGTAGCAAATGGAAAATTACTCATAGTCTTTCGATCTACTTTTCTAAGAACAATCCATTTACCTCTTTTTGGTGTTACTCTATATATTGACATATATATCTTCTAAAGTTCAGAGCTTATTATGCAAGGTCAACTACTCTAAATATAACGTGCAAGAGTTGATGCACCTTTTTTTGTGGTGCAACAATGGTGCAGAAATATAAAAACTTGAGGTTGATCCTATAAAGTCCAAACATTTAGCCTTTCATTTGTTGTTAGTTTATGTAACAACTTGAAGGTGAGTGGTTAGGTAAGATTAACAGTCAACTGCTCTACCAACTGAGCTACCGAGGAATGTCTAAGACTAGCAATATTTATTTTACTTTGTTGCTATTGTCAAAAACTTTCGGTGCAAAAATGGTGCAAGTTGCGAACTTAAAAAACCAAATCACAGCTCCAAGTTATTTACTCTATAACATAAAATGAGAAAATCTCATATAGCTTTTGCACCGCTATTTTAGAGTCATTTTTAAAGGTGAGAATTATAAGGAAGGTGTTTTTTGAAAGGATTTCTTGTTTTTATTATTAAGAAATTGTCTTAACTCATCCAGCTTTTTCAGAGCTGTTTTTTTGTTAGTTACTATTTCTTTTTTTTCTTTGTTTTGAAAGCTGATTTTTTGTTGTGTCCGTAAGCTGCTTTCTTTTTCTTTTTGTAGTGTTTTGGCATTTTTATTTCTCCTTATGTAATCATCCATGCAATCTTTTTCAGCTGGATAACCTGGAGTTTGTATTAAACAGAATGTTTTATGTTCCGCATTAACAACAAATGTCTCTGATCTCTGTCCGCAAAAATCGCAAACAGGAGCTATGACTACCTTAGCCTTTTTTTTTCGCATGTATGAATTTCGTTTAGATGGTCAACATTTCCATCTTCGTCTGGCTGCTTTACCTCTTGGTCCAGTCCAAGATCTTGATCTTGCACAAAAAGCTTTTCTTCTTTTTGCAGCTTTAGATCCTCTCTTAACTTTACCAGTTACAGCTGTCTTTAATTTAGATCCTGGATTAGCTCTTCGATAAGCTCTTACACCTCTAGCTGTCATTCCAGCTCCTTTAGATGTAGGTCTGTAATTTGCTCTCTTACCTTTAGTTGTTCTTCTAATAGCCATTAATCTAAACTTGATATGCTTATTATTTTTCCATCTTTAACTACTGCTTTAACT